GCCTTCCGATCCGTTGGGGTTATCGCCTGCTGCTAGGATGCGTCTCATGAACTCGGTATGCAGCGATATCTTTCCCGCTTCGCAAAACTTGTCCCATAGCAATTTGACTTCGTCATCACTAAGAACGCAGAGGCGGGAACTGTCATGCTCAATATGACGAACGCGAACCATGTTCATCATGTCACCCCATTTAGAATTCTTTGAAAGGGTGAACTCATCAGGGTTGCTCTCCATCCTAGTAACGAGCAACTTAACTGCATCACATACGGTATCGGTATCGGTAACGGGTGTGTCAGGAATTTTCTTGCGTTTGGTTGCCATGTGTTAGCTCCTTCAATGCTATCTCTAGCAGGTCAAATCCTGCTTCGTCAATAACAAATGTTATCCCTCCCGCTGCACGGATGTTTGCCATCTCTCGTTCTTGCAATGCGGTGGGTTTGTTGCCGTTTGCCTTGCACTCTATAGCAACGAAACGGCCTCGGATACAGCAAATGATATCGGGAACACCTGAACGCCCAAAGCCATGTGTGGCAGGGAAGAAATAGTACACGCCGTAAGCCTTGAGTAGCTTGACTGCGCGTTGCTTGACTTTGGATTCAGGGGTCGATGCCATACCCGCAGCATACAGCAAACCTTGACTGTGTCAAGGGGGGTACAACATATTTTTTGGAGGGGGGTAAAGCGGGGGGATTGGGCGGTAATGTAGATTACCTGCCGCCCTCAGGTCGGGAAAGGCCAGCCAGTTGCTTCAGTCAAACGGGGGACAACTGGCTGTGGGGTATGGGTTCACATCTACAAGGCTTCCCCACACCCCCAACAAAATCACCCCCTAGTACAGTTTACGATAGTTCAAGGTTGTCTATGGCGCGGTCAATGTACCACTGCGCCTTGCGCAAGTCTTCTAGCTTGTTGCCCTTCATCCCTGCGCGGGTGACATACTTGATCACATTACCCAAATGGTAACCCAACCCCTTGGCTTCGATGAAGTCGATAACCTCGATTCCACCTGTTGTGTAATGCGGAGGGTTGTTAATCATATCTGGGGCGTCTAACTTATCCACTTCTTTGGCGTAGTCAACTATCCCTATCCCAAGCTTGTTTGCAATGTCTACTTGAGACTTGGTAATGATTATTTTCTTGGATTGCTTAGCTACAGCCCTCGCTACTTGGTAGACCAGCGCGTAGGTGCACCCAAGCTTAGCTGCGATTTCCTTGGTCGTTGCTTTCGGATTCGCCTTGATCGCCTTGCGAATCTTCGCCGACATGCTCTGCTTCTTTGCCATGAATTTCTCCTTGTATATAGTTTGAAAGCACTTCTCTCATCTTCGATTGCATGCGTGAGCGATAGTGCAATTTGTACAACTCCAACACACTTGCTTCAAGCCTCAGGCTAGTACAGGCTAGGCGGGGTTTTTTCCCCAACCCTCTACCCTTACGCTTGCTTGCTTCTACTACGGTTTCATCTTCCATACACCTCCCGTGATAACAAATGTTATTGATGCTCTTCTGCTACTACTAGGAACACATTTTCATCTACACGCAGACCAACAGCTTCCACTACCTGCGAGGGTTGCACCAACTTCAACAAGCCGAGGGCTTTGCGCATGTAATCACTCAAGTCCTCGCTTTGCTTTACCTCTACGACTCCAGTGTTTGGACGGATAGCATACCCCGAGTCAAGGCGTGTTACAACAAGGCACTTACCCCCTTTGTGGCAATCATCAATATATTTAGTTACGGATGCTTCTTCTCGCTTGGTATCAAGCGCTTCAAAATTGTAGTTAATGTGCTTGTCTTGTGCATACTTGCGTATCTCTTGTTGATGTTCAGTAGCGTAAGGTACTAGCACTGTCTTGACTAAGGTATTCCACTCGCTTTCATACTGGTTAGATTTCCCCCTTGCTACGCTATACAGTACGCCTTCTGCCTTTTCCTTAGACCCCTCGCTCACCTCAACAGCATCTAGGCGGCGGACATACTTCGCTACTTGCCTTAAGGCTTTCTTCATATCCTTAGTGCGCATACCGCTGCCACGCTGTCGCTCTTTGCCTATCCTAGAATTGTCAATACAATAAACATTTTTGCCGTTGTAGACGCTCATAGCTAGGGTGCAAACTTCCTCGTACTTCTCTACTACACCAAACTTATAGTAGGCATAGCAATGGCCCTTACCAAAGTTGTGTGACCACGCGCCTTGTGATCCGTTGAAAGTCCACTCAGGATGGTTAAGCGCTAGGGTACTTATGAATGGTTGCATGAAGTCATGTACTATGATTTTAACTTCCTCACCATTCCTAGGTTCTTTCTCAGGCAACACTACATTTGCTAAGTTCATAGTTACTCTCCTCTCACCAATCGAATTTTTCAAGTATCGCGTCCACCTTGGACTTGACCGCACTGCGTACCTCTTGGCTCTCTTTGATCGAATCAATGTCGACAGATAACATTGTTATCTCCAAGGCCCGCCGAGCTTCTTCTAACTTTGGATCCTTTGTTATGTTCAAGTGAGTTAGGATCGAGCATAAGTTCTGCGGGTTAGTCACGAAAGTATCGTGAAACCTAGTGCGCTTTTGTGTGGGCGTACCTTCCTCGTCCTCTACCAGTTTCTTGGACATATCAGACAACATGGTATGTAGGCGATTCCAAGGCTCACGCATAGCATCAGCCAACCGCGTATTGAAACTCTCCTCGTACTGCATAGCCAGCGCCGCCTGATCTTCAGCCGGTATATCCAAGCGGAAGTCTCCCGACTCGGGGATTGGGGTGAACACTAGGTTGAAGCCAAACTTTCTCTTCACATCCTCTAGTGGGGGGTAGTCATCCGGATTAAACAAGCTACCCATGTGATGCTTAGCCAAGTCTATCAAGCTAGAGTAGTTGTCAAAAAAGTTTTGACACAACCCTTCATAGTTAGACCGGTAGACATTCATGCTCTGCTTGTAGTCCATGAACGCGGATGTGGGTAGTACCCTCGGGCCTTTGTCAGACCACGGCAAGGTTGGGGTGAGGTGATACTGGCGTATCTTCGCTGCAAAATCTGCGATAGCCTTACGCTTGTTAGTACCAGCCATTAGGTTCTTGTGCACACGCGCAGACCCACTCGCTGCACCATGCGTGGTATGCACTTCATCGGTTGCACTACGGTCTATCTTGTTAGCTGTCCATACGCTGATGTTCAGTTCCACCAGTACTGCACTAGATGCGATACTCATTTTGTTTCCTTTCGATTGGGTTACTTAGCTTCGGGTTTACCTGCAAGTTTTGCCATGCGATACATTGAATCGGGAAACATAACAAGTGTTATGTTTTGCTCTGCGTCTTGGTCATACACATGCGTGGTGTAGTCGTAGTTTCCCTCCTCATTTTTGTGTGCTTTCTTTTCATAGATTTCAGCCTTAGATAGAATCTCTGTAACTGCTACAGCATCCGCAGTATCAAGTATGTAGCTCTTGTAGCCTAACTGCATTATTGCCTTGCCCATACTAATCTCCCTCGACATGAACAGTTTTGCCCACAGGGGCATAGCATCCTGAATTGTTAACCACCACCCAAATAATCGGTGCATTCCATTCCTCTCCCCATGAACCGATGTGCCCATCAGTAAGCATGATGATTACCTCAGGCTTGATGTTCTTCTCTTTCATGTAGCTGATCATGCAAGTGGGATCAGTTCCCCCACCACCCTTGGGCTTCGTAGACATAACAATGTTATCTACCTCCCCATACGAATACTCCTCATGCCCTGCTACCTCGGTATCCCAATACATCAGGTCTACCTTCTCGGGATGCACATCCTTAGCAATGCTCTGCACCTCAGAAAGAAAGTTACGCAGCTCTTCACCACCGATAGACCCCGATGTATCTATGCCACACACGATATGCCCCACCCTTTCACCAACCAGCGTAGGCATATACACATCACCCGACAGGAACCGGCGGTTAACCCTGCGCCATGAGGATGCGTCCTTGGCAGAACATATAGTCTTGACGAACTCGCGCAGCACCTCGCGCCAATCCACCTTGGGTTCCATCAAGTCACCCAACTCTCTATTCATTTCACCTGCGCCCTTACCCGCAATCTTCGCAGCGGCTATTTGGCCTTGACGGATACCTTGGTCTATCTCACGCTCTAGCTTCTTCTTCTCTTCATCGCTTAGCTTTTGCGCACCTTCCCAATCATGCTCATCAAACCCTTTGCCACCGTTCTCACCATCCTTGCCCCCTTTGCCGTTCTTTTGCTCTTCCTTCAGAATGTCGTACACCTGCTTGGTGTGCATTCCAGCAAAGCGCGTATCCAGTAGGCCGATAGCCCTACCCCCCTTGGTTGGCATAGCAA